GGTATGCCTCACCGAGAGGCGGAGCAGAGTTTAGCTCTTCCAGTCAGAACCTTATCGATGCGGTGATAGAATTGACCCAATCGCTAGGTGGCATAGCCCACGGGAGATGTATTACAGCCTCTACCTACAAAGGAAGACAAGCTGAGCGAGTTTCTATAAAGCTCCCCCCGAAGCTGAACCCGTTTAGATTATCAAGGAAACGAGATGCCTATCGAGAGGCAACAAAATATCTACCAACACGATCGATTGTTTCAGTGAAAGAGGAGGGCTTTGAGGAAGCAACCTGTATTAGGGTAGCTGCACACGACAGTCTCTACGTCACGCGATCTTTTATCGTTACACATAACACAGCGATACTCACTCGCGTTCTGATGCCGCTCTTAGGTATCTCGGATGTAGCGACGCAAACGGCTAACACGACCGAGTTTGTGCTACGCAAAATGCTGTCTTCGTCGAACGCTGTTCCTGTGATCTTTGGCGAGTATCGTGCATCCACTGCGGTAACGGTTCAGAACGATTTCTATACGATTCTGCGCATGGCCTATGATGTAGGTATGGACTCTCGGGGTCGCAAGGACTTGACCACTGTCACCTATTCGCTCTCGGCTCCGATCATCGTTGATGGCGAGGACCCACTTGACGATCCTGCGCTCAAGCAGCGCTCGATAATAGTGAACCTGCATCCTGACGTTATCGCCGCAGGAACCAATGCGAATGAAGCATTCCAGCGGTTGGTAGAGTATGATCTTGCAGGGTTCGGTACACGATACATTCAGCGCACGCTGAAGGAGAGCCAGGAATCTATCACAACACGCATGTTTCATGCACTGGATACGACGCTGCAGATGTTCCCCAGCTTTCTGCCGGATCGTGTACGCAACAGTCTGGCGATAGTCCTTTTAGGTCTTGACCTGTTCAACGAGCATTGCTACGCCTGGAAGGTTAGAACTATCGACTACGCCAGCGGGCAGTTCTCAGGCATCCTAGGCAATGTTATGCTTCGTCTAGAGAACGGCACACAACGCATCCTGGTTGACGACTTTATCGAGGACGTCGTGAGCTTAGTAGCGAATCCCACAACCGGACAGGTTCCATTCCTCTGTGTCTACGACCAGCAAAAGAATGTCCTGTGGATGCATCTGCGCTCGGCGGCTACTTGGTGGACAAAGGAGCGCCGCCACCAGGGGCGCGATACTCTAGAGATTCACTCGCTACAAGTGCAGCTAAACGAAAAGGCCGCGGTTCTCGAAAATCCCTACGTTCTGCGAGAGGACCTGGTGACAATGCGAAACGGAGAGACCCTGCCTTGCTTCGGTGTCGATCTAGGGGTGGCCGCTGCTGCGGGACTATCAGTTCCGAACATTCTAGCTTCGCCTAAGATTACCGTCCATGATGGCAACTCCTCAACAACGGTATCTTCTCGGGGAGGTATATTCCGTGAATAAAGTATCGACAGCTCTTTGCGAGCAGTGCCCTCTTTATGGGGGCACCCTTGTACCAGGGCGGGGCGAGCTTACCGAGAACGGCACGGCCCGCTGTGTCATCGTAGGTGAGGGTCCTGGCAAGCAGGAGGTAGTTCACGGTACGGTCTTCGTAGGACCATCTGGTCAGCTGCTCTCGCGGCTGATGGAGCGCTTTGTCACAGGCAGCTACTGGATCACCAACGCTGGGCTCTGCGGCGTAGGAGAGGGCTCCGCAAAGGAGGCCGCGGCGCGGTGCTGTGCCAATCGCCTTCGCGAGGAGATAGCCTCAAAGCACCCCGTGCTGATCATCTCCCTAGGTAACATCCCTACAGACATCTTGACCCAGGTGTCAGGAAAGATCACACAGCGGCGCGGTATCGTCACCGAGGCTTCTATCCTAGGACACAACTATCCTATCCTGCCTACCTTTCATCCCGCAGCCGTGCTACGCAACAGCGCCTATCTATCGGATGTCATCGCGGACTTTAAGCTAGCACAGCAGCTACTTCAGGCTCCTACTATCTCGTGCGGAGTTGTCAATCCACCATGTAACTACGAAGTGGCCGAGGACTACCAAGAGGTTCTGCGTAAGGCACAGGAGAGCACTTTTGCGGTCCTAGACCTGGAGACTTCTGGACTCAGATTGGAAGACTCGCGTATTCTCTGTGCTGTCATCGCTACCGACTCAGGTATCTACATCCTGCCGCAGCACGTGGTCTACAGCGAAGGATTCAAGGCAGCCCTCTCTACGGCTCAGGTCAAGTGGTCTGGTCACAATGCTAAGTTCGACCGCGGTATGTTGATGGCTGAGATAGGAGTCCCTCTGCACTTCGCCTTCGACACGATGCTAGCTCACTACTTGATCGACCCAAGGCAGGGAGCACAGGAGGAAAGCCGTGGAGCGCATGGTCTCAAGGATATTGCACAACGAATCTACAGCGCTCCCGACTGGGAGGTACCAATTCATGCTGTACTAGCCGAGGTCAAGAGTAAGTCCTATGCCGATGTGCCTCTGTCTATGCTCTACAAGTATGCCGCCTACGATGGCTACTACCAGCGCCTGCTGACCTATGACCTAGCCAAGCAGATCGCCGCTGATCCTCAAAAGCTGAAGGTGTTCAAGACACTGCTTATGCCTGGGATGCACGCTCTCAGCAATGCCGAGGTGCGTGGCGTAGCTATCGACCGTGCGGGGCTAGAGGCTTTAAAGCCCAAGTACAGGGCTAGAGCGCAGATGGCCGAGCACAAGATGGCACAGGTCATTGGCCATGACATCAACCCGCGGTCGCCAAAGCAAGTGGCAGTGGCAATGTTTGACGAGCTCAGGCTGCGGCGACTAGAAGGCCGATCGACGAATGCCAAGACCGTGCTCAAGATGTACACCAACCCACATCCCTTCGTTTCGGCGCTATTGGACTACCGCGAGGCTTACACCATTGTTTCTCGCTATCTAAATCTAGACGAATATCTATCGCACACAGGTCGTGTGCATACAACTTTCAACCTACATCGAACGGCCACGGGCAGGCTTTGTGTAAGTCACGATACTCCGATCGAAATGCCTCGTGATATGGTAAAGTACCCACAAGGTGTGCCAATCAGTGAACTTAAGGAAGGTGATTGGGTCTATTCTTTTGATTGGACCAAACGATTATGCTTGAAGCGTGTCAAGTGGATCGGATGTACAGGCTATAAGCAAACAATAAAGATTACGGCACGAGATGAATGTACAGGCGAGTTAGTATCTGTGCGGCTAACTCCAGAGCACCTGGTGCGTTTATGGGCAGGAGATTGGCGTCCTGCGGGGAAGCTAAAGGTGGGCAACCGATTACTCTGTATGGTTAGACGAGGCACAAAGGAGGAGGGCTATTTTTACTTCTTTCCTAGCTCAAAAAATCGTTCTAGGAAGAATAACAAATCAGAAACCAGTGGAAGAATACTGGAGCATCGCTTTGTATATGCTCAGACACAAGGTCTGGACAGACTACCTCCTCAGTGGGATGCCCATCATATTGATGAGAACAAGCAGAACAATGCTCCAGACAACCTAGAGTTCATATATCACTTGGCTCATTTAGCGATGCATCGCCACAAGACGAGCAAGGAAGATGTCGAGGCTATGCTGAATGGAGAGAAAGAGCTGACTATCAACAAGAAAACCCTTCGCCGACTAGCTAGGGAGTATGGCCTATTAGGAACGAATCATACCATCGTTGCTATAGAAGAAGGCACTGTAGAGGAAGTGTGGGACCTCGAAATCGAAGATACCCACACATTCATCGGTGGTGGAGTTGCACTACATAACTCATCCACAGCGCCAAATCTACAGAACCAGCCAAGCCGCATACTAGAAGCAAAAAAGGATATAAAAGACCTGTACACTGCAGACGCAGGGATGCTATGGAGTGAGGCTGATATGAGCCAGTTGGAATACAGGGTAATTGCATATCTGTCGAAGGACCCATACCTCATCCAATGCTACCAAGAAGGGCGTGATCTTCACGGAGAGACAGCGGCTATAGGTTGGGGTCCCAGCTACACAGCGGCGCAGAGAGCGCAAGCCAAGACCGCAAACTTCTCCTTGCTCTACGGAGCGTCGGAAGCGGGCTTTTTGAGCAACGGTCTGATCGACATCCCTGTGCCTATCAAGCGCAAGATCGTAGCTGGCTTCTTCTCGAAAATGCCCAAGGTGGTGGAGTATAACGAATGGCTTCGTCAGGAGGTGCGACGCACAGGGATCGTAACGACGCCGTCGGGACGTGTCCGTAAGTTCCCTGAAGTGCTGATTGCCAGCTCTCCTAGCGACTGGAATATGATCTACCGAGAAGCGGTGAATACGCCGCCACAGGGAGGTGCCAGCGATGCTACGCTTCTAGCACTCATCAATCTGGATCGTATGGGATTTGACATTCGACTGACGGTACATGACTCGGTTGCTGTGCAAGGACCTGCTCAAGATATTAGGGACATAGCGGCAACTCAGATACGTGTGATGTCTGAAAGTGCTGCGGAACTGTACGGTGATCTCATTCCCTTCCCCACTGAGGTGCAGATTGGTCCTCGCTGGGGATCGCTGCAGGAGGTAGCGACATGGGCCTGACTATGGCGGCGTTTGATCCTGGTGGTACCACTGGCTACGTGATGATGACTACGACCGAAGAGCTTGCCGATGGCTCATCGCTTCGTTCTTTCGGCCAGGCTCTGCTGGTCGCGCATATGCAGTTCCCTAACTGGCAAAAGCTAGACAGGCTGATTCAGCGTAGTACGGTCGACACCGTTGTCTACGAGGACTTCATCCTCTACCCGTGGAAGGCACAGGCGCAGGCCTATCAGCAGATTCCCTCTGCTGAGGTCATCGGCGTGATCAAGTATCTGTGTCAGAAAGAAGGCGTGCTCTGCGTAGGGCAGAATGCATCACTTGCCAAGAACGCTCGTGTCAACCGGAATCTTGACACGAGCGGCCTAAAGCCGCACGAGGCAGATGCTCTGCGCCATGCTCTGTGCTATCTCAGCAGGATCGGCAGGCTATAGATGTTCACCTACGCTCCTCCTAGTGGGCGCTTCAAGGGTGGCTTCTTGGTTCCCTCGCCTGATAACCTCAAGGTCGTACACACTATAGGCACCCTCACAGGCGTGAGCACAACCAACGGCATCACCAGAGTCCCATTGGACGCCAGGCTCTACGAGTATCTGACTGAGAAGCTCCAGATCGAACCGGACATAATCGCGAAGAAGTGGCACGACTTTGAAGTATCGGGCGAGCAGGCCTTCTACAACCTACTGAGCGGAACCGACGCTATACTGAGGCACTCACAGGCGCTTCGACTGCGCCCCTATCAACGGATCGGCGCGGCATTTATCTATCGCCGAAGGCGTTGCTTGGTGTGTGACGCTTGCGGCACAGGAAAAACGGCGGAGACCGTCATTGCCATTCAAGAGTCAAGGCACGATTCCCGTATTTTGGTCGTCTGCCCCAACTCTGTGAAGCTCCAGTGGCGCGCGGAGATTTTCAAGTGGTCGGCGCAGGGGACGGATACTCCAGTCACCGTACTAGACTGGGAGGCACGGGAGGAGATACTGCCCACTTTCGACAAGGGCTGGCTGATTATGAATTACCACAACTTCCGCGCTTATAGTCGAGTAGACGCGGAGAAGGTCGAAGCCGTGCAGGGGCGAAACACGGCCTACTGTACCCTGCTACCTGGTGAATGGGACTGGGTAGTCTTCGATGAAGGACACAACCTCAAAAACCGCAAAACGATAGGCTACTCTGTAGCTAGAAATCTCAAGGCTCGCAACATGGCCATCCTTACCGGAACCCCGATGGGTAACGATGTCTCAGAGGTCTGGTCCCTACTCAACCTGATTGATCCTGAGCGCTATTCGTCCTATTGGCGCTTCTATGGTTTCTACGTGAGCTACACCGAAGACTTCTTTGGCAAGCGCACTATCAACGGGCCTAAGAATGAAGACCTTTTGCGCCGCGAACTCTCTACGCGCATGATCCGTCGCACTAAGGCCGAGGTAGCGCCGGACCTTCCGCCTGTGACTACGCAGCGGATCGAGCTGGAGATGTCTGTGTTGCAGCGGACTATGTACAAACGAGCGTTGGCAGACTGGCTGATTGAATTGGGAGATGGCAGTGAGGAACTAGAGATCGCCGCGCCGATTGCAATGATCGTGCGCCTGCGGCAAATTCTCAGTACGCCGTTCAACTTCGGCCAGCGAGACAGTTCTTGCAAGACAGAAGCCTGTCTAGAACTGATCGAAGGCACCGATCAGCACATTGTAGTTTTTACAGTCTTTCGGAAAACAGCACAGGCTATTGTTGCTCGACTAAAACAAGCGGGCATTCATGGCGGGCTGATTATGGGAGGCGTCGATACCGAGGAACGGGACCGTGTAGTGCAGGCACTCAACAAGGGAGAGATTCAGGTCGTAGTCTGTACCATCAAGGCCGGCGGCACAGGACTGAACCTACAAGCAGCTTCAATAGGCATCTTCTTGGACAAAGAATGGAATCCATTAGAACAACAACAGGCAGAGGATCGGCTCCTGCGCATCGGCCAATCGTTGCCTGTTACGATCTATCACTTGGTCTGCCCAGATACTGTAGATGATCTTGTTGAAGGAGTCCTGGAGCGTAAGGTCGAGATGACCAATGCTGTGCTCCAAGACTCCTTGCTTATCGAAGCAGCTAAATACTTGGCCCTACCGCCCCGTCTCCTTGCTGAGTCTCTCCCTGATCCAAAGGACGTCCTGTTGCACAGCGGCTAGCTGCACCTGAATCTGCGTTAGCGTAATGTCGCGTGCGCTGTTCCCATTTCTGATCGTCATCTGTTCGGCGCTAAGCGCCCCCATCTGTGCGGTGAATGTGCCCCAGGTGACGGCCAAGGCAAGAATGAAGATAATAATCGGCCACCAAGATTTAAGGACTGTTAGACTACCGTTGGGTGACTTTGTGTCATTAGGCATCTTGCTTTTGTTTCCTCAGTCCGTAGGTGTGATGTCCTTCTCAGCTTGCATAATCAACTGCGAAGGCTGTTGTGGATTGTTCGACACTTTGATGCTGTCCGGCACTACACCGTAGCGCTTGGCAATCTCAGCCAAGTATGCAAGTTCGGGGACTTTGATCTTCTCAATAGCTGCTTGCGCAGCGATATGAAGAGCTGCTAGAATCGCGGCTTCCCCCTCTGACAATACGACCGTGACCTGTTCCTTTTCCTCGTTCATGTGTGGCCCTCCTTAGATGAAGCTGACCCAAGCGCCATTTTCATAGCCCTGAAACTTGTTTAGCGTCGAATCGTACAAGATCATCCCGTCCACAGCGGTCAGCGCTGCTTTCTGCACTGTAGTCATACGCGAAATAAGCAGAGCCCCTGTAGTCGAAGAGATGTCGAGCTTGGCCGAGGTAGCAGGGGTGCTCGTCCCGATGCCGACGTTGCCGTTCTTATTTATAACCATTCTATCAACGGACGCGGCCGTGCCGTCGGAAGTTCTGAACCTAAACTTTGTTGGAATATACGTTCCAGCGGCACCTTCCT